CTCCTTGTGTTGTAGGTATAACTTCTTTGACAGATTTTGTTATTTCTTCTTTACCAGGAAAAAATCTTTCTTTTGTTTTAGAGAATATATCTTCTCCTCTTACATATGGAGAACTAAATCCTCCTCTAAATCCTTCAAGTCCACCTCTAAATGCTCCACCTTTAGTAAACGGATTATCTTGTAAATTTTCTGTGCCTCCACCTAAAAACCTTGCACCTTGACCTAAACCATAATTCATTAATCCTGATTTAAAAGCGCCTCCTAAATTTCCAGTTCTATCAAATGAACCAATACCTCCCATTAAACCTGCTACTGCAGGATTGAACGGTGCTACAAACGGAGCTGCTTTTTCTGCAACTGCTGCTATTTCATTTGGTATAAGTTTTCGTACAAATTTTCCAAGCCCATACTTTTGTCTCATTATACCACCATAAGCTGCTTGCATAACTCCTGAAACTTGTTGTGGTGCTTGAACACCCATTTTACTTGCTTCATAAGTCATCTGATACCATTCTTCAAAAGACAAAATAGGTGCACCTAAATCTTTTTGTTCAAATACATATTGAAGGTACTCTTGTTTTAATTGAGCTACTTGTCGCTCTTGTTGAGGAGATTGAGGTCCTTGGTTTCCTTCATATTTAATAGAAGGAGCGTCCGTCGTTAATGTATCTGATATTTGTAAATCTGTTATAGCCATAATTTTAAGTTAAGTGTTAAAGAGCAGGTATTTTTCCTGAGTTTTTCATACTACTTTGTTTTTGAAAACAAATCAAGTGGTGGCATGATAACTCTGACATCTCTTTGTACATCCTCCTCAGGGACATTAGCAGCTTTTAAAGCTTCTTCATCCTTATATTTTTCTCCTGTTTTCTTGTTAGAAAGAGTCGTTATTATTTCTTTGGGTGTTAGTATGTGCATTATGTTGTTACCTCTTTTTTAATGTTTAAATAGCTGACCGCAAAATCAAAGGAATCTGCGCTGCCTGCTTTGATGGTAAGGGTTTTTCCACCCTCAACTATTAACGGTTGGGTTAATAATTCTACTGTTGTATTAGCTGTTAAGGCCCCAGATTTAATAGCTGTAATTGCATTGTTGGTAACAGTTACACTAGGAGTTCCTGCGGACGTTACTAAAATAGATCGAATCACATAAGTTTCACTGACTAAAGGAAACCCTGAACCAAAAGGATTAAGTTCTCCATTGGTTGTGTCATTATCGATGCCTACAAATTTGTACTGATTAACAACTGCCATTATTCCATAAAGAAGGCTCTAGCTTCTATCTCCTGTTTTAATTCCTCTTGAAACGTAGTGTTTAATTTTTCTAATACCGCATCTAAATCTCTTACTAAAGAGTGTGCTACGTCTGGTCGATACTCATCGCTGGCTCGGGTTAAGGATTGAACTATTTTTGCCATAAACTTGCTAAGCCTCCTCTTGCACCTCTAAAAGCTGCGTGCTGTCCTGTTGTCATTCCACCACTTAATGAAGCTCCACCAGCGTTATTATTTCTTCCGTTACCAGTTGGTGTAAATGTTCGTTCAGTTGGAGGTACATTTGTATTTCCTGCAGCTAAGTCTCTAATTTCTTTTTGTTTAGCTATTTGTCGTTCAGTGTTATAATTCATGCTACCATATTTATTCATCCAATTTTGTGCCATCTCCTGTGGAGTTTGAGATCCAAACATAGAAGTACCAGGAGCATTTTGTCCTGAAAAAAGTCCACCCATCATTCTTCCTGTCTGTGGATTTCTGCTTACATTATATTGATTCATGTAGTTCTGTGTCGCTTGTTGTTGCGGTGTTGTCGGTCTATTTACATTTAAAAAATTCATAGGATTATTTTCCCCCATAAAATTTAATGCACTTTTTGCCCAGCCCCACGGCACTGATTTATCAGCTATATTATATAGTCCACTAAAAAAATTAAAATTTGGCATTTTAAAATTACTTTCTTCTGGCTTGGCAAATATTTCATTGAACTCTTCTTCCGTATAGTTATTGCTAAGCGGAGACTCTTCGTATATTAAACCTTCATTATCAACAATTACTTCTTCTCCAGAACCTTCCGCAAAAGGTAATCTCATAATTCCACCCTCAGCTGCATGAATCTTACTTCCATAGGTATCCGTCCAGTCTCTTGCGATCTCTGGCTCGTTGGCCCATAAGTATCTTCTTTGTTTTTCTGATTGAAAAGGCATTATCTTCTTCCTCCTGCTTGTACATCTAACCTAAATGTTCCCATTTTCCAATTAGAATCAACTGCCGTATTAGATATTTTGACAGCCACCGATCTTCCTCTTGCTCTACAAGATTGATAATTAGTACTCGAGGTAATTGTAAAAGGTCCTAAAGTAGAACTTGCGGCCGTTTGATTAGGGAAATTTCTTAAATCTAATTCAACAATAGTGTTTCCAGCTTGAGTTATAAAGTCGGGTAAGAATCTACTCACTCTCATAATATGTTCTCCGTCTCCTCTGAACGTAATTCCTTCTTTTGAATCTTGAGTTATATCAAAATCCCCTGAAATAATATTAGCGGCAATAGCGGTCGTGACTCCTCCTTTAATTTGATTAACCCCGGTTTCGTGTTCATAGTAAATAGTCGTACCATCGGTATTACCCGTGACATCAAAGGACGCATCTGTGCCGGCATCATATTGAGTAGCATGAGGCAAACCAAAAATAGCAGAATCAATCCAAGTACTTCTTGGAAAAGTTGTGCTTGCATTTGTAAACCAAATAGGTCTATTGGCTGTTGAGTCTAGATAACTATAAATCACACATCGATCGACAACGTTAGAAGCAGACGTGGGATAAAACCACATAACTTCACCAAAGAGGTTATTAATTCCACAATAAATAAATTGATTAGAAGTGGTGTTAAGATCATCATAAACATAATCTTCTACAAAACAGTCCATAGATTCTAGTTTACCGGTAAATCTAAAGAAACCATTATCAGACATCCAGTAAGCAGCACCATCCACTTCAACCGCTGCGTTTTTACCAATCAATCCACAGTTAGTTCCGACCTGTTCATAAGCAAAGGTAAAAGGACTTCCCACAAATCTCATGGTAAATAAAGAAGTATCAGTCCATACGTAAAGTGCGTTTCTACCTAGTTTGGCTCCCATGATCCGTGATCCAGCGGCCAGTCGCTGTGTACCAGCACTATTGGTTGCCGTGGGTGCCCAAGTATTAATGTCTTCTTGAGAAGAGAATCTGATAAACATATCATCTTGTGTATCTGTATCTCCAATTGTGGTTTCAGTTCCAAATAAAACTAAGTGACGATCAGGAGTTGAGACTAACATATCTCTAGATGCTGTTGGTGCGCCACTGACAATTGTTGCTCTTGTGTCTACGGCATTAGTTAAATCTGCATCCCATTCAAATACTGGTCCATTGAAAATTAAAGCAATAAGCGTACTTCCTAAATTGTCCAAGGACCATAAACCAGGTTCAGCAACTTTATCAGTTGTAGCCGCAGCTTGACCCCATGCAGCATAGTCACTATAATTAGTAACCGTTGCTCCATCAGAATGAGCAGCTCTTGTAGTTCCTCTAGCATTTCTCGTAATTCCTGTTAAATCACTTCCTGAAACTCCCGTGTAAGAAATTTCTTCTGTGCCTACTAAAATATAATTTGTACCTGTTGTTGGAAATCCTGTAACTGAATCTAAAGTAATACTTGTTCCTGATCCTCCAGTTCCATAAACATTGTCTCCTAAGGCTCCATCTAAAGTTGTTGTTTGAGGATTGGTTACGCTACCACCAAACTGGGATATACCCCATCCATAAACTCCAACCTGTTCAGCTGGGCCTACTGGGTAATACCATTTAACTGAAAGGTCTCCGTCCGTAGCCGTTGCATCTGCCGTAGATCCCATAGTAATAGTAACCGAAGTAGAATCTACCACTTCAGTTATCATAAATTTTTTATCATCAAAATCAGATGCAGAATAACCCGACCCTGTTGGAGGTGTAACATTTTCAAGAAGTAAAATATCTCCTGCTGTCATTCCCGCTGTAGTTGATAAAGTAA